GTAAGTTACAGGACAGATAAGTTAGAACAAAAGGCAATAAATTATCTACAGGGTAAGTGGGGTGAATGCATTAAACTTAATCCTAAAAGGCAAAATGAAATATTATTAAACAAAAACAGTGAACAAATATTAAAACAGAATATAAACCAAATAAAAATATTTTAATACATTTGAACTATGAAAACACATTTAGAAACATATAAAATAGCAAAAGAAGTAAAGAAAATAACAGGTCTAAACTTCTTAGAAAAGAATAGGAAAATAGAATATGTAGAAGCTAGGGCTTTCTTTGTGCATATATTAAAGAACTATTACAAACTACGTAACAGAGATATAATAATAATATTTAATGAACTAGGTTTCAAAATGGATAGTGCTACGCTATGCCACGCCATAAATATGTTTGAAATATATGAACATAACAATAAAAGAATGCAGGATTGGTTTGATAACTTATTTGCAAAACCTGATTTTAAAAACAGGTCTAATACTAGCGCTTATATTAAAAGTAAGCTAAAATATTTACCTGAAGACACTTTAGTAAAGATAGCTGCACAAATAGATGCTATGATAAAAGATGAAGTATTTTTAGACGAAACTGAATGGAAGTATTAAAAAAGTATAAAAAATATTATTATATATTTGAATAATCAAGTTTTTTCAAGTTGGCTAGGAAATTAATTAGTACATATATTGAAAGACCTAAAAAACGTAGACCAGGAGTACATAGTAAAAATGCAAGTAAAGGTCAGTCAGGTTGGAAAAAGAAATATAGAGGGCAAGGTAAAAAAAGATAATTATGGCTTGGGGTGGTAAACGTAATGGCGCAGGTAGAAAAGCTAAAGCTGATGAACTTCAGTTATTAGACAAACTATCACCATTAGAAGATTTATTTCACGTAACGTTAAAAAAAGGTTTAGAAAGCGGTGATTATAGGTATGCTCAATTATTTGCTAATTACTTTTATGGTAAGCCAAGAGAAACTCAAGATATAACTATAAACCAAGATACACCATTATTTGAAGTAGTAGTAAAAGAAAATGAACCAAGTACAAACTAATGTAGTATTTAATCACGCCTATAAGTTTTCAAGGTCAGATAAAAAAATACTAATAGAACAGGGTGGTTCACGTTCAGGGAAAACTTTCAATATACTTATTTGGATAATATTTGACTATTGTTTTAGGCACAGAGGTAACATAGTTACTATATGTCGTAAAACTTTCCCATCGCTTAGAGGTACAGTTATGCGTGACTTTTTAGATATACTTAAAGAGTACGACTTATATAGCGAAAAAGACCATAATAAAAGTAATAGTGAATATTATATAAACGGAAATACCATAGAGTTTATATCGTTAGACCAACCTGCTAAAATACGTGGGCGTAAAAGAAACTTATTATTTGTAAACGAGTGTAATGAAATAGATTGGGATAGTTGGCAACAATTAATATTTCGAACCGAAGGGCAAATTATAATTGACTACAACCCATCAGAAGCAACGCATTGGATATATGACCAAGTAGAAACTAGAGATGACGCGGTCTTTTATAAAACTACATATAAAGACAACCCTTTTATAGATTCTAACTTAATAACAGAATTAGAACGTTTAAAAGAAACTGATGAAGAATATTGGCAGGTATTCGGTCTAGGTGAAAGGGCTTTATCACGTACACAAATATTTAGAGCGCATATAATAAAGAAAATACCAGATGACGCTAAATTCCTTTCTATCGGCATAGACTTTGGTTATACAAACGATCCAACTGCAGCAGTAGAAGTATATCAAAAAGAACATAACCTTTATATAAACGAATTACTATATAGAACTATGATGACCACTGCAGATATACATAGGTTTTTATTAGAACAAAATCAAGGCAATAAATTATGCTTCGGTGATTCAGCTGAAGTACGTTTAATAGATGAACTGCGTAGAATGGGCAATAACATACGCCCAAGTGTAAAAGGGCAAAACTCTATAATGGCTGGTATAGATTTATTAAAACGTTTTAAAATATACATAACAGAAACTTCTGTAAACGCTATAAAAGAATTTAGGGATTATAGGTGGAAAAAAGATAAAGCTAACCGCCTTACTAATGTTCCGCAAGAAGGTAACGACCATATACCTGACGCAACAAGATACGCTACCTATTCATTAATGAGCAAACCCAATTATGGAAAGTATGCTATTCGTTAAATATTACCTCCCAAGCATTTATATTAGCTTTAACAGCCCTTTCGTATTCAATAGTATTAGGTTTTGGACCATACACTTCAAACACACGAATATTAGGGTTGCTTAATATAGCTGTTAATGTTTGGATATTAACTTTATTATTCATAATAACAATTTACGTAAAAAAAGTTATAAAAAAATTTTTATAATTAAAAAAAAGTTATTAACTTAGTTGTATGAAAAATGAAACAAAAACAAAATTCAATATTATAGGTTATTACGAAGATTACTTTGTAGATAACAAATTTATAGGTACAAAAAGGTGTGATGAACAACCTGACAGAACAAAAGGGTTTTTTGGTCAAAAATATTTTTTTGCTACTGATGATATAATATTAGAAAAAGGTAAGAAAATAAAAAGAGGTACTAAATACAAAACTTACTATAATCAACTATCAGGTAAATTTATAGGTACCCAACAAGAAAAGTTACAAGCAATACAACAATCTACTGCTTGGAAAAACACTATTAAAACAAAACAACAATAAAATGGAAAATATCACAATAAAAGAGTTCATATTATACGTGCTGCCATTATGGATAGGTTTTATATTATTAGCAATATTTCCTATACCAGTAATATCATTAGTTATCTTAATTTTAGTTTATAACAATCGCAGGTAGTAATTTTTTGTTTTTTTCATATAATTGGTTGAAAGGGGTTCTGCGGTTCCCCTTTTTTTATGCAAAAAAAAACGTAAATTAGTATTATATATCTATGAAGTTATCAATAAACGTACCGACAGAATTAAACGAGCTTACATTAGGTCAGTATCAAAAGTTTATTAAAATACAAAAAGATAATGGAGATGGTACTTTTGTAGCGCAGAAGATGATAGAGATATTTTGCGGTATAGATTTAAAAGATACGTTTAAAATAAAGATAACTGATATGAATGAGATAATTAAGATACTAAACGACCTATTAGAAATAAAACCAGAGTTAATACATAGGTTTGAATTACAAAATGAAGCGTATGGTTTTATACCATCTTTAGAAGATATATCATTAGGGGAATATATAGACATAGAAAATTATATGCAAAACTGGGAAGATATGCATAAAGCTATGGCAGTATTATATAGACCGATTACAGAAGCATACAGGGATAAATATAATATAGTTGAATACCAAGCTAAAGAAACCGATATAATGAAAGATATGCCTTTAGATGTAGTTTTTAGTGCGGTGGTTTTTTTTTACAATTTAGGCATCGAGTTGTCGAGCAATATGATGGATTATTTAACGGAGGATCAGATGACCAACCTTATGGAAGGTCAGCACAATTTTCCAAAAGATGGGGGTGGTATTCAGCAATTTACGAACTCGCTCAAGGACGTGTTACAGAATTCGAAAATATCACTAAGGAAAGATTATTAAAATCGTTAAATGTATTATTATATATTAAAGAGAAAAACGAAGTAGAACAAGCAGAATTAAAAAGAAATGCCAGCAAACGTAGCCATTAGATCATATTACTTACTTAGCGAAGCGCTAGAAAGTTCACTACTAAACAACAATATAACCAAGACAGTAACAATAGGAGATGTATCTGATGTAGATTTAAGTAAGCAAACTATATTCCCTTTAGCACATTTTATAGTTAACAATGTAGTATCTACAGAACAAACGCTTGTATATAATATTACTATACTAGTTATGGATATTAAAGATACTAGTAAAGAAGAAGAAACAGATAAGTTTAGAAAAAACACAGACGAACAAGACATATTAAACACACAGTTAGGCGTATTAAATAAATTAATACAAACATTAAGATTTGGAGAACTGCATACAACAGGATATAAGTTAACTAATGATCCTACTTGTGAACCATTTGTAGATAGGTTTGAAAATAACTTAGCAGGCTGGAACGCAGACTTAGAAATAGAATTACCTAATGATCAGTATATATGTTAGTATTTTCAGATAAGTTTAATGCAAGACTAGAGGAGTTCTTTAAAGCTGTAAAAAAACAAGCTAGGCAAAATCTTAGCAAGGGTACTAAACTACAGCGTAAGAAAAGACCTATAAACAACACTAAAAAACTTTATAATAGTATTCAGTATAAAAAGCTATTTGAAAAGAAAAGTGGTATTGCATATGGTTTATTTATGGAGGACTATGGTGATTATATTGACAAAGGTGTAAAGGGTACTAAAAGTAATTATAGAGTTAATAAGAATACACCTTATAGTTTTAAAACTAAAATGCCTTATTCAGAAGCATTAGAGAATTGGGCAAAAGCAAGAAACATAAGATTTAGAAATGCACAAGGACAATTTACTAAAGGCAACTATAAACAAATAGGTTTTGTGTTAGCTAGAAGTATTTATGAAAAAGGTATAAGGGCAAACAATTTTTTTACAATACCATTTGTTAATGAGTTTAAGAAATTACCGCAAGACCTACAAGACATATTTAGTGATGATATGATTATTGAAATGATAGAAAGTATGATAGAAGCAGATTTAATTAAAAGAATATAATGGCAACAATATTATTAAGAAGTCCGTATTACGAATCACATAGTCAAGCTCAGGTAAGTACTAACGTAGCAAAAAGCGCAACATTAGTATTAAGTGTAGATGGTACACAAATTACATCAATGAGTAAGGATACTCAAATAAGTGGTACTACAGGTTATGTAGCTTTTGAAATAGCAGACATATGTAGAGACTATATAGACATAACATTTAACAATTCATATACTAGTCAATCTATTGCAATAACAGGTTCTATAACTTTTAAAAGTGAAACAGTAGATGATATAAATACAGGTTCTGCTGCTGTAACTGTAGGGACACCAGTAAGTATAACGCACACAGGTTTAGATGGTTATTATGAATTTATGGAAGGGACTGGTACAGGTCAAAATAGTGCTAAAACAATAGCCTCTAACGATCTGCTACAAGACAATACTCAATTATATTACCCTGATAACACAGCTGGTGTAATTCCTTATTGGAATGGTTCTGCAATAGTATATGAATCTTTTAGTACAACAGATACAAGTGTTACTGTAATAAGTACTGATTATACGATAAATAGAGTTTGCAATAAACACGAAGCATATAAAGTAACATTTGTAAATAAGTATGGAGCACTACAAGACTTCTACTTTAATGGTAAAACACAAGATAGTATAAATGTAACAAGGTCTACTTATAAAAATAGTTCTTTATCATACTCTACATCTACATATGCTCAATATGATAAACAAGTACACTCTAAGAAAAATTTAAATGTTTTAGCTAATGAGCAAGTAATACTTAACTCACCACCTATGAGTTATAATAATGTTAATGAAGCTATAAAACAATTATTGGTCAGCGAAAAGGTATGGATTAGAAAAGTTCAAGGAGGCAGTGAGCAAACAATACCAATTAATATTTTAAATACAGCAGAGACAATAAAAACAGGTTTAAACGATAAGGTAATACAATATACTATTACTGCAGAGTACGCATTTGATATGATAAGTAATATAAGATGATAAACAATATTGAGTTATATGTAAAAGAGCCTGAAGAATCTACATATACTAGGCTTGATTTATTTGATGATGAAAAAATATCTTTAACGCAAACTATACAAGATATTAAAGATCCAGAAAAGGTATTTACTAATTTTAGTAAAACATTTACACTACCTGCTAGTAAAACAAATAACAAGTTTTTTAAAAGGTATGAAATATTTATACAGGATGCTGCTTACTCTTATGATGCTAGAAAAAAGAGTGATGCTAAAATAGAATTAAATTCTTACCCTTTTCAAACTGGTAAACTTAGATTAGAGGGTGTACAAAAAAAAGATGGTAAGCTAGATAGTTATAAGGTAACTTTTTTTGGAAACCTACAAAATCTAAAAGATATATTAGGTGATTTAAAATTAGCAGACTTAGATTTTTTATCAAACTTTGACCAAGCATATTCTGCAAGTAATATATCAAATCATTTAACTTCTACATCTGGTGCAGGTAATGTTACTGCTGGTGGTGAAACATTTACAACACCTATGTTAGTATCGTTAATAAACAATAGAATTAGATTATTCTACAGTTCAGAAAACACAGTAGAGTTATGGAGTAGAACAAATGATGCGTTAAACGATGCAGGTGGTAATTTAAGAAGAAGAACTTCTCCTGGTGACGATATTCCAAGCGGTTTACCAGATCAAGGTGTACTTAGAGTTTCAGGAATACATTATAGACATTTAACTTATAGTCTGAGATTATATGCGATTGTAAGAGCAATAGAAGAATCAAACATAACTAAAGATTCTAATGGAAACAAACAAATAATATTTTCTGACGATTTCTTTAATACTACGAATGGTCCTTTTTATAAGTTGTATATGCTTTTACAAAGAGAAGAAGGTGAAATAAAACAAAACTTAGAAGCACCTACTGTTTTAGCAGGATATAATAACTCAACTGAAACTTTATCACACGTATCTAAATTTTCAAATTCATTTAGGATATTTAATTTACCATCAAATCAAACAATACAATTCCAAGCAACTGTAACGTTTGGATCTGGAGCATCAGTTGGTAGCCCAACTAAAGCGTTTCAAGTAGAATTACAAGCTAATAGTGCAACTGTTTTTCAATTTAATTTTGCTGCTGGAGAAACACAACAAGTTTCAGGTACATCATCAGCTAATTTACCAAATGGTAATTATTCAGTTATATTTAGATCTGCTGAAGATCAATTAATAGATAGTGTACAAATAGTTTTAACTGATACATACGGAGGTGGTAATACATTAACTTTTAGTACAAGTAACCTTACAAGTAATTTTACAATAACTCCAGCTGCATTTAGTGTACAAGAAAATATACCAGAAATGAAAATTATAGATTTTATAACTGGTTTATTTAAAGTATTTAATTTAACAGCATATAAAGAAGATGGTAAAATATATGTTAAAACATTAGATAGTTTTTATGAAGATGGCGCTTTAAAGAATTGGACTGAGTATATAGACAATAAACAACAAGGCGTAAACCCATCACTACCATATAGAGAAATAAAATTTAAGTACGAAGGAACAGATAATTTACTCGCTAAACAACACGAAGAACAATTTGGATTAGAGTGGGGTGCATTAGAATACGAAGGTGATACAAAATTAGATGCAGTAAACGATAGATATGTAATAGAAGCTCCATTTGAGCATATGAAGTTTGAAAGGTTATATGATGGTACAACACAAAAAAACATACAAGTAGGGCATTTAATAAAAAGAGATGGTGGACCATATTTAGGTAAACCAGTTATTTATTACCCAATACATTCTACTACTTTAGGTGTTACAGAGGATACAGCAATAATAACAAATTTAAGATATTATGATGATGATGGATCTACAGATTCTACATCTATTAATAATATTAGTGCATATTGGATGCCTTTTAACTCACCAACTGTAGATAGTAGTAATACTGATTATCCTAAAACTTTACATTTTGGTTTAGAGTTGCAAGAATGGACTGGTGGATCAGATTATACTGAATCTTTATTTGAACAATATTATAAACAATATATAGTAAACGCATTTAGATTTAACGAAAGATTGTCTACGTTTAAAGCATTTTTACCTATAAGTATTTTACAAAATTTATCTTTAGCAGATGAAATACAAATAAACGACTTAACATATAGAATTAATAAAATAACAACTAACTTACAAACTGGTGAAAGTGATTTAGAACTATTAAATGGTAAAGAAGCAATACCTTTAACAGGTGGAGGAAGTGTAAGTGTTACAGTTTCTGATACTGATTATGGAACTGTTGCATTAGCTTGTGCACATAGCGCAAACAATCAAACATTATATTATTCAGGAAATTTAGGTAACAATACAAGACTTTATGATACAAGTGACTTATTAGATTATTATGAAGGAGACGGAGATTTTTATAGTTTTAATAATAATTATGTTGGTAGAATATCAGGTAGTGGTTTAATAACAGAATATCAAGTTTGTCCAAGTTTATCACCAGAGGTTACTACAAACTCACAAACAAATGTAACTTATAATTCTTTTACAGCTAATGGTAGTTTAGATGTAGCTCACGGTACAGTAAGTGCAAGAGGTTTTTATATAGGAGTAAATTCTGATTATAACAACAATACTCAGTATCCTGTATCAGGCACAGGTTTAGGAAGTTATAATTATAATTTTACAAATGCAGTAGCAAATACAACTTATTACATAACAGCATATGCTACAAATGGAAACGGAACAGGTGTAGGTACTACTATTAATTTTACTACATCAACATCACCAAATGTGCCTACTGTTGTTAACTTATCAGAATTAAACGTTTCTAGTAATTCTTTTAGAGCTAGATTAGAAATTACAGCAGATGGTGGCGCTACAATTAATGGGGCAGGATTTTATATGGGTACCGATTCTAGCGCAGCTACTAATAACACACATTACGATATATCTCCAGCACCTAGTAACATAGGTATTAAAACTTATGATTTCAGTAGCTTAAATTCTAGTACAACTTATTATTATTGGGGTACTGCTACAAACACATTCAGCGGCACAAAAGGAGTTGCATCAACTTATGAAACAGTAACTACTACTGCTCCTGTATATACTTATAATAATACATATTACAGCAATACCGATGCATATTATGCTTGTATTAGTAGCTCACCTCAAGACTATTATTCTTATGATAGTACTTTTGGAACAGGCACAACATTATATACAACTAACACAAATGGTATATTATCTAATTTAGCACCTAATGGTTATTACGCAAGAAATAATTACTCTTACCAAGTGTCAGGCGGAAACGGAACTTTAGATACACAAACAGCTTGTGCAACACAAGAAGTTTATAGAGTAAGAATTACATCAGATTACCCTTCAACTAATTATTATGATATTGAAACAGTAAATGATGCAACACTTAGTACAACAAATGTATTATATATGACTGCGTATATAGGGTCAGGTAGAGTTTGTTATACAGATGTAGGGTTAACTACTACTTATACAGGTTTAGGTACTTGGAAAACTGATAGAGGTTCTACACAGTTTAATTATCAAAGATATCCAGAGAATAAAATGTTTTTAGCACGTCAACAACGTTTTATAAATGGTGCTTGGACAGATATAACATCGACAGCAACAGACAGTGGTTATGATGACAGAATATGTCAATTAAGTTCATCAGGTGTTTTAGAATTAGTTTATTTTAATTATAATACTGGTGCTTTAGCGCCTACAGGTTCAGCAAGTATAACTTCAATAGAAATAGGTAATAATAATTTTGCTACCGCTACACTAGCTTGTGCAGATACAAGCACAAGTAAAACAAGAGTATATTTTACAGGAACAACTTTATCTAATGGCACAAGGTTGTGGGAAGACAGTCCATCGGCAGGTGCAGGATCAGGCACTGAATTTGAAGGTGACGGTGATTACAGAAAAATATATATGCCAGATGGTACAACTAAAGCAGCATTAGTTAGCGGTTCAGGTTATATATCTAATTTAACAAGTTGTTAAAAAAATAAAATAATATTATTATATATATATGATATCTAACATAATCGAATTATTAAAATATTCTAAAAGCAAAAGCGAGAATGTACAAATCGCTAAAGGTAAATATAAATTACCTAGTAGCGTAAAAGAAGCGTATAACCAATTTAAACAAGAGCTTAAATGGCAGTCAAAAAAACAATAGAGTTAGAAGTAGAGGTTGGTGATCTTAAAAAAGATTTAGAAGCAATACAAAAAGAGTTTGCTGAAATAAAAGGTTCTATAAAAGATGTCGAAAAACAAAGTAAAAAACAAACTAAAGCTACTGAAAAAGGTTTTAAAAGATTACAAGCTACTGCTGGCAAAGTTAGAAAAGGTATAAGTGGTATAGGCGCTGCATTTAAAGCTATACCAATAGCTGCAGCTTTACAAGCATTTCAATTTTTAGCTAATGCTTTTAATTCAAATAGAGAAGCAGCCGATGCATTTGCAGTAGTAACTGGAACAGTACAAAAATTAATACGTGACTTTATAGATCTTATTGTAGATAATTTTGATAATGTAGTAAACTTCTTTAAAGAACCAATAAAAAGCATTAAAGATTTTGGTCAAGCTATTATAGATTCTATAAAACAACCATTAGCAGAAGCATTAGAAGGATTAAAGTTTTTTGGTAAAGCGGCATTAAAAATATTAACATTAGATTTTGCAGGAGCTGCAGTAGAAGCAGCACAAGGTGTAGAAAAATTCAAAGGTGTTACAGATACAGTTAAAGAAGGTGTATCTGAATTTACAGGTAAAATAAAAGAAGGTGTAGAAACATTTAAAGACTACGTAACCGAAACAGGAAAATCAGTAAAAAATTCTGTTGATTTAGCAAACGCAGCTAGAATAGCAGCAGCAGAGCAAGAAAAACAAAGATTAGTTACATTACAGGCGGCAGAAGAACAAAGACAAATAAGAGATGATGTAAGCCAAAGTATAGAAGATAGAATAGCGGCTAATGAAAAATTAGGTCAAATATTACAAGAAGGTGCCGAAGAAGAACTTAGATTAGCTAAATTACAAGTTGCTGCAGCAGAAGCAAAAGCTGCACTAAATGAAGATAGCATAGAAGCACAAGAAGAATTAATTAGAGCGCAAAACTTATTACTAGAAGTTACTGAAAGAATAGGTGGTATAGAATCTGAACAATTAACTAATAGAAATGCTTTAATACAAGAATCTGTAGACCTACAAACTACACTTTTACAACAAACATTTGATTTAGAAGAAGCTGAAAGACAATCGTTAATAAACTTAACAGATAATGAGTTTGAAAAACTAAGAATACAACAAGAATCTGCAGAAGCTAGAAAACAATTAGCACTAGATACATTTGCAGAACAAGAAAGATTATTAGATAAAGAATCAGCTGCATTTAAAGAAGCGCAAGCAGAAAAAACTAGATTAGTAGCAGAAGCTAATGCAGAAGAAGAGTTATTAGACAAACAATTAGCTGATATGAAATTTACTTTAGCTCAAAATGGTTTAAAAGCAATAGCAGGCGCATTAAATGAAAATAGTGCAGCAGCTAAAGCAGCATTAACAGCAGAAGCAATTATGAGTACATATAAAGCAGCTACTACAGCATTAGATAGTAAACCATTTTTTCCATTAGGTTTAATTGGGTTTGCTACAGCACTTACAACAGGTTTTAGCGCAGTAAAAAATATAGTTAGCACAAAAGTACCAGGAGGTGGCGCAGGAGTAGCAGGTGTATCAACAGCAGCGGCATCACCAGTAGCACAAGCACCAGCATTTAATGTAGTAGGGCAATCACCTATTAATCAACTAGCTCAAACAATAGGTGGGCAACAACCTGTAAAAGCATATGTAGTGTCAAGTGATGTAACTACAGCACAACAATTAGATAGAAATATAATTAGTGAAAGCGGAATATAAAAAAAACATAAATAAATATATTATATAAATATGAAGATAGTAGAACTTATTTTAGACGAAGAACAAGAGTATTCAGGTATTGAAGCTATATCAATAGTAGAGAAACCAGCAATAGAAGAAGATTTTATTACACTTAACGCTGATGTAGAATATAAATTAGCGCAAGTAGATGATGAAAAGAGAATATTACTTGGAGCGTTACTAATACCTAACAAACCTATACTAAGAGTTAACGAAGATGGCGAATACTATATATATTTTAGTAAAGATACAGTTCGCAAAGCTAGTGAGTTATATTTAATGGAAGGTAACCAAAATAATGCAACCCTAGAACACCAAATGCAACTTAAAGGTCTTAGTTTAGTAGAAAGCTGGATAGTAGAAGATCAAAACAAAGATAAAACTGCTTTTTATGGTTTAAAATACCCTGTAGGAACTTGGGTGGGATCTGTAAAGGTAAATTCTGATAAAGTATGGGAAGAATTTGTAAAAACAGGTGCTGTAAAAGGTTTTTCTATAGAAGGGTACTTCCAAGACAAGTCTACATATAGAAAAGATGATTTAAGTGCTATAGAAACAGCAGAAGCTGAATATTTACTATCAAATATTAAAGATATTGTTAATGGTGTAGAGGTTACACTAGAAAGTTATAACGATTATCCAGATTCTGTTGCAAATAACGCTAAAAGAGGTATAGAACTTAACGAAAAGGTAAATAATAAGTGTGCAACTGACGTAGGAAAGATTAGAGCGCAACAATTAGCTAAAAAAGAGAAAATAAGCACATCTACAATTAAAAGAATGTATAGTTATTTATCTAGAGCAGAAGAATATTATAATCCTAGTGATACAACTGCTTGTGGTACAATAAGTTACCTATTATGGGGTGGTAAGTCTGCTAAAAGTTGGGCAGAAAGTAAAATTAAACAATTAAATTTATACACAGAAATAATTAACGAAGAATATGCTATTATTGATGACCGTCTTGCTTACGCTAGTAGGGAAAAAGCTGAAGAAATGGCGAAAGACTTAGGTTGCGAAGGTTACCACGTACACGAAGTAGAAGGTAAAGAGTGGTTTATGCCTTGTGAGCAACATAGTGAAGAAGAATTAAAAAAACCTTGTTGGGAAGGTTATGAAATGATAGGTTGGAAAACTAAAAATGGTAAAAAAGTACCTAACTGCGTACCTATAAAAAAATAATATGTGTAACTGCGAATATTGTATTTGTAAATAATGCCTAGTAAAGACAAACATTTTAAAACCCCTAGTAGAACATCCCCTAGGAGCTCTAGAAGAGCTTGTTTATGCCCAGATAATACTTACCATAAAAAGTGTTGCGATGGTTCGTTACAAGCTCAGGGAATAGGTCGTATTTAAAAATACTTCAATACAAAATATAAAAAAATATCTAGTATTTATTATATTATTATGAATGCTACAGAGATATTATCAAAGGTCAAGACCTTACTTGGTGTTGAACCGAGTGATCTTGATGTACAATTAGAACAAATTTCTTTAGAAGAAATAACTCTTGAAAATGGTACTGTGCTTACTGCTGATAAATTTGAATCAGGTAGCGAAGTATTTATCAAGACAGAGGATCAGAACGTACCCCTACCTGTAGGTGAGTACGAACTATCGGACAATAGAATATTAATCATTAAAACAGAAGGTATGATAGAAGATATCAAAAATTCAGAAGAAGTAGTAGAAGAAACTGCAGCAGCAGTAGAAGATACTAACTTAGAAGAAGCGCCAGTTCAAGAAGAAGAAAAATCAGAAATGAACTACGCTACTAAAGAAGAACTTACAGCTTTAGCAGAATCTGTTGAAGAAGTAAAAGAATCTTTAAGAAACCTCATTGATAAAATGGGGCACGACAAAGAAAAAGAGGAAATGTCACAGCAGCAAGAAGAACTTTCTAAGCCTGCGGCAGAAGGAATCAAACATTCACCTGAAAACGTTGAAGAAAAATTAGGTGCAAGGTTTGCAGTCAACTCAAATCAAAACACTACGTATGGTAGAGTGTTACAAGCAATTTCTAACAATAATTAATTAAATAATGGCAACAACAACTTCAATAACAACTACATATGCTGGAGAATTTGCAGGGAAGTATATTTCTGCTGCTTTATTATCTGGTAAAACATTAGCAGAAGGTAACATTACAACTGTACCTAATGTTAAGTTTAAACAAGTAATGAAAAAAGTAGCAACTGATGCAATCGTAAAAGATGCAACTTGTGACTTTACAGATACTTCAACTTTAACTTTAACTGAAAGAATTCTACAACCAGAAGAATTTCAGGTAAACTTAGAGCTTTGTAAAAAAGACTTTAGATCAGACTGGGAAGCAGTACAAATGGGATATTCTGCATTTGATAACTTACCTCCTAAGTTTTCTGACTTTTTAATTGCTCACGTAGCAGATAAAGTAGCTCAAAAAATGGAGCAAAACATTTGGACAGGTACTAACGCAACTGCAGGTGAGTTTGATGGATTCATCACTACTTTAGGTGCTGATGGTGATGTAAATGATGTAACAGGTACAGCTTCTACTTCTGCTAACATTCTTGCAGAATTAGGTAAAATTGCAGACGCAATTCCTACAGCAGTATATGGTGCAGTT